TATATCAGATTAAAAGGCGGTAAGTTAGGTGCTCAAAATGGCTGTTTTGATGATAGAGTAATGGGATGGCTTATTGCTCTACAGCTAAGAAAAGCCTTTGTAATACCATTTGATGCAGAGATAGAAAATAGTGAGTATGGTGGAAGTTTCACCACACAGCTCATATAGGAGTGAAAGCCTATGGGAATAATAAAAAACCTATCCAGTTTTTTTCTGAAAGATGAACTTATAGAGCATAAGAAAGCCTTAGATTATCTTAGTGAATCTTTACAGGAATTAAAAGAACAAGGCTGGGTAGAATTAAATAAAACAGACAAAGAACTGACTATAGAAGAATTGAACTTAATACAAAATACAGCATATATATATTTCTTAAGAATCCTCTTGCAGGACAGATAGTAAATCTTAAGACTTATTTTACTATTGGTGCAGGGATATCTTTTTCAACTAAGGCAGAGGAAGTTCAAAAGGTACTTAATAAGTTCTGGGACGATAAAGACATAAAATGTTCACCAAGCAAATCCAAATGTCCAATGAACTAGAGATATATGGAGAATTATTCATTCGCTTCTTTGTAAATGAATATAGCGGTGATACCAAAATAACACTTGTAGACCCAAGTGAAATAACTGACATAATATATGACCCAGATAATCCAACAAGAGTACTTTACTATAAGCGTGAATATGTGGAGAAAAGATTCAATATTGAAACCAAGACATATGAAGAAATTCCTCATGAGGGAATGGACGCAGAGCTTATTGAAGGTGATGAAATATTCCACATACCTATTAATAATGTATCCACTGGTAAAAGAGGTATATCTCCACTATATCGCGTGATTCCGTGGATAAGAGCATATAAGAATTGGCTTGAAGACAGGCTTGTAATTAACAAAGCTAAAAGTATATTTGCATGGAAGAAAAAAGTAAAAAGCATAGGTGCAAAATTGATGCAGCAGATGAAAAATAAGACAGAAAATGCCTTTAATAATATAGTTGGTGCTACTAAACCACCTAAGACTGGAAGTGTTCTCATTGAAAATGAAGGTGTTGAATGGTCTATAATAAATGCTGATGTTAATGCTTCAGATGCTTTTGAAGATGGCAGAGCCATAAAACTTATGGTATGTGCAGGCTCGAATATATTTGAACACTACTTTGGTGATGCAGGAGAAGCTAATCTTGCCAGTGCCAAAGCTATGGAACTGCCAATGCTGAAAGAATACCAGTATAGACAAGAGTTGTTCAGATGGATATACCGTAACATATTTAGAAAGGTAATTGAAAACAAAGTTGATACAGGTGAATTGCCAGAGGAAATAGACATGACAAGGACTTTTATCAAAAATCAAAAGGAAGAAACCATAACCGAGACTATAAAGACAGTAGATGTTTACCTTGATATTGATTTTCCTCCCCTTACACTAACTGACATAAAAGAATACACTGAAGCCATGGCTAAACAAATGGGTATGAAAATAAGAAGTCGTCAGTCAGCTGCACAGAATCTAGGTGTTGAAAATTGGGAAGAGGAAGAATACCGTATCTTTGAAGACGAACGAAAAGATAATGCTAAGGCTGAAACCCAAAAAAAGAAAATGAAGGAGAGTTCTTATAAAGACTATCCTGAATTCAATATTAACAATTATCGCAGTTCTAAAGTGAGAGATATCCATGAAGAATAAAGAAAAAAAACATGTTAATAAACTAAGCAGGTTAGTAGATAGCAATATTGAAAGTCTTACAAGGATATATAAAGAAGCAGTAAAGGACTTACAGTTAAAGCTGTTTACATATGAAAAACATGAAGCCACTTATACAAATATAAATAATCTAATAAAAGAATTGGATACTACTATAAATCAGTATGATAAAAAACTTTATGGTTATGTAAACGGTGAGAATCAAGACAAAGGACTAACTGAAAACAGTTATATGGAAGGTATTAAGTCATCTAGTAAGCTATTATCTGTTAAAGGTAACTTTACCAATGTCAACCACAGAGCTATAGCATTTATGCAAGGCTATACATTTAACCTTATAAAAGACATAAATGACAATCTAAGGATTAACCTTCGTAAAAGCCTGCAACTTGGAATACTGAAAGGAGATAGTATTCCTGATATAGCAAAAAGCATTGTAACTTACTTAGGCGAAGAAATAGAAACCATTATGTTTCGTGCTGAAATGATTGCTAGAACTGAAACGTCAAGAGCTTTTACCAGAGGGACAGTAGATAAGTATCAGGAGTATGGTATTAAAAAGGTAAGATGGGTGACAGACAATAACCCTTGTCCTGTATGCATAGGACTGAAGAACTTGGTATTCTACATAGACAACATTCCTTTTGGCGGACCTCCAGCACATCCTAATTGTGTATGTACTTTAATTCCAGCAGGTGATGATGAAGCGGTACATGACAACATAGTAGACTATTTTGAAAAGGTTGCAGAAAATAATAACAAAGTTTATACTATCCTTAGAGACAGCAGAGTAAATAGAGCCAACCGTATAGATACCTTTGGTCTTCTTAGAAATGAAGAAATAAAAGACTTGAACAAAGCAGAATTAGAAATACTAGTGAATAAAGGATTAGGATTGAAAGAATTATATGATCCAAGAACACATACTGCAAAACATGGCAGGGAATTAGGACTTGATGTACCTGAAAACAAGAAAGACATTATTGATAAACATATGATTGAATTCAGCAGAAAGCTGAGGAGTATCAAAAAAGAAGCTGATAAGCATATCACCTTCAGGGATACTGATAGAGGTCATGTACAGTATGGCTTCATAAAATCGGTTGATGATGACTACGTGGATATAGTCATCTATAATGAAAAAACAAACATGGACGTGACAGCATGGCGTATGCATAAAAAAGGACTGAAGATATACATTAAGAAGAATAAATACATATCACTAGATTTTAGTATAGATGATCTATAAGTTATGACATAAGACATTATAATATGGATGAGAGGTGATTGACTTGACTTTGATAAGTGACGGTTGGAAATTTCTAAAAAGAACACTAAACGATATAAAAGGTATTGACAATGGTTCTAAGAAAGACCTTCATATGGATATTATGGCATTGTTTTCTACACTGGAAGCTATAAAAGAAGATGACAGCATAAATACCCAAGAAGCAAAAGCCTTATATCAAGCTGTATACAATAACAAGAAGACATTGGTAAAAGCATCATATGACAACTCACAGGAGAATGAAAAATATTGGTGGTGGCATCTTGAGAATGTCATACAAAACAATATAAAGCTTGAACAATTGATGAATTTATAAATACCCCTTAAATTCTTTTAAAGGATAAGAGGGGTATTATTATACTAGAAATTAATAATAACAGAAAATAACACCAAAATAACACGAAATAACACTATCATACTACCAATAAATGGTATATAAAATTACACTCTCATAAAAATGGGAGTTTTTTAATACAAAAAATCAAAGATGGAGAGGAGTAATAACAATGGAAAAACAAAAAATGGTAGAAGCACTTACAGGCGGTATAGCTGGACTATTTGCTTTTTTTGCCAACCTGACATGGGAGCTTATTTTCATATGGATAATCCTGATGACTATTGATATTGTGACAGGGATTATCAAAGCTGGTAAAGAAGGAGGTTTCAAATCAAGAGAGATGAAGCTTGGTCTCCTGAGAAAAGTTGGAGAATTCTTCTTGATGGTTGCTCTATTATTAGGTGAGAGAGTTCTACAGCTCATAGGCATTAATATACCAGTAGCTTCTGTATTCATTGGAGCTTTTTGCTTCAAGGAGATAAGTTCAATCCTTGAAAATGCTATAGGTACAGGAATAAATATACCACCAGTAATAACTAAATGGTTTAAGGATAACAACAAAAGAATCAATACTATAGAAACCAAGGAAGAAAATCAAAAAGAAGGTGAATGACATGGCACTCAGCTACGAAGACATAAAGCAAAAACTATACTCTATCTTGGATTCAGACGGTAACGTGGGTATTAGAGCTACCTATCCAGACCATGTTATTATCTATGACTACAAAACAAGAAAATACTATCAAGTGCCATATACCCTAAACAATGAAGATATTACTGTTGGTGAATTTACAGAAGTTGAAAAAGAAACCAATTATAAACCAGTTGTAAAGGTAAATACTGGTGCTGAAGTTCAAAATGTAGAAAGTGTCAAGAAAGTAAAGCTTGAAGAAAGTAACAAACTGGAAGATGAAAAAATGGAGATTGAGATTACCATAATCGAGGAGGGTTTTGGCAATGAAGTAGATAACCATTATTACACTCAACAGGCTGTTGAAAGCGGAAAAGATGTATTTAAGGGCAAAAAGATGTTTTGCGACCATCCCACTAGAACTTCAAACAGAGAAAGACCAGAACGCAGTCTAAGAGACTGGGTTGCAACTATCAAAGAAACTTGGGTAGATGGTGATAAATTAAAAGGCAAAGCAAAAGTACATGCTGATTGGTTTTGGAAGCTTGTCAAAGAAGCATATTCAGAAATTGGTGTAAGTATTAACGCTTACGGTAAAGCCAGTAAAGGTATGGTAGATAACAAGACAGCCTACATAATATCAGAGATAACAAGAGGAAAGAGTGTTGATTTTGTCACAGAGGCAGGTGCAGGTGGCAAGATTGATAAAATATTAGAATCTATAGGAGGCGTAAGAAGTATGGAAATCAAAGATGTAAAAACTATGGAAGAATTATTACAGGAGATAAAAGAAAGTAACCCAAGTCTATATGATGAATATAGCAAAAATGTCAAACTGCAGGAATCAAAAAAAGAAGTAACAAAAGAAACAACTGGTAACGATTCTAGTAAACTTGAAAACATGGTAATGAAATTAGCTGAATCAGTTAAAACACTGACTGAAGCACAACAAAGTAATATCCAGCAATCCAAGATTGAAAAATTACTAAAAGAATCCAAGTTACCAGACCTTACACAAGCCAAACTTATGAACAGCTTAAAATCCACCATCTATAAAGATGATGAAAACTTGAAAGAATCAGTAAAAGAAGCTGTAAAAGAAGAGAGACAATATCTTGCACAGCTGACAGAATCAGGAAAGATTAAAGGCATATCTTTTAAAGAAGTGGAAGTGAGTGAAAGTGGAGAAGATAAACTGACTGAAGCACAAAAATCAATGGATGAACTATTTGGAATAGAAGGAGATGAGACAGATGGCAAATAATTATATTCAAAAAGGAAATGTAATTACTGTAACAGCCAGTAAAGAAAGAACAAGCGGACAATTAGTAATTGAAGAAGGTTTTGTAGGCATTGTAGAAACTAGTACAAAAACAGGTGAAAACTACAGCCTAAGCCTAACAGGGGTATATCAATTAGTTGTAGGAGATGTTGCAGTATCAAAAGGTGACTTATTATATATTAATTCCGCTGAAGAAATAACCATAACTGACACAGACAGATTATTTGGGAAAGCAACAACAGCAAAAGCTCCTGATAAAACAGTAGAAGTATTATTATTACCACAACAATCATAAAACTGGTTCGCAGTAGCGAACCAATAGAAAATATTATAAACATTATGAAAATGGAAGGATGATAGAAATGTATAAAAACTTACGTGAAGCCGCTTCATCAAGCGATTTTCCTATATTACTAAGAAACACAATGAACAAGACAATGTTAAGAGAGTACCAAGCAGTACCTTCTAATTGGGAAAAGTTTTGTTCCGTTGATGATAAAATCAAAGATTTCAAAGACAAGAATGTTACTAGATTGAGTGAAGCTGACAAATTACTTAAGGTAGAAGAAAATGGAGAATATAAAGATTCAAAACTAGGTGACTCTGGTATGAGCTATCATGTAGATAAATATGGTAGAGTTTTCTCTGTAAGCTGGGAAACAATCATAAATGATGATACCAACACAATAATGAAACAGCCTAAACGCTTTGGAAGAGCTGCCAAGAGAACCCTCAACCAATTTGTCATAAATGATATTCTTGAAGGGAATATCAAAACATATGATGGAAAAACATTATTCCATGAAGACCATGACAACTTGCTGACTGGTTCAGAAAGTAAACTTACACCAGCTAATGTACAACTTGGTATAACTAGAATGAGAAGGACTAAAGATGATAAGGATAATATAATATATGTACCAGTAAAGTATCTTATAGTTCCACCAGAACTTGAATTTGAAGCCAAGAAGATTGTTAAGTCCGTAACAGATATAGAAGCTAACAACAGCGGTGTAATCAACCCAATCCAAGGAACGCTTGAGGTTATTGTAGAAGATCATCTAATAGATCCAGATGCATGGTACATAGCAGCTGATCCAAAAGATGTAGAAACCATTGAAGTCGGATTCTTGAAACACATAGGACGTAATCCACAATTATTCATAAAAGATGTTGGAGCTATTTACGCTTCAGGTGGAAAAGTAAATATCTATGAAGGTAGTTTTGAAAATGATAAGATTGATTACAAAGTACGTCATGCATGGGGAGCAACAGCAGTTGATTACCGTGGTATGTTCAAAGGTGCAGGAAAATAAATGCATCTTTTTTTATTGAAACGAGGTGATGGACTATGACTGATATAAAACTCTTAAGACAAAACATTCAGGATAGGGACGAATCAAAATATGATAATGAAACCTTACAGGAAATGCTTGACTATTACAAAGACATAAATGTGACAGCTTCTATTATCTGGATGCAGTACGCTGGTAATGCATCTCTTCGTAACTTCAAGTTCAATATAGACGGCAAGAGCATAGACAAAACCATGACTGCCAAAGAATGCCGAGAACAAGCTAAATATTACCAAAGCCTATATAGAGAAAACAAACAGTTGCCAGCAGATGAAATAGCTGAAATAGATTGGGGTGTATATACTTGCTAGATGAAAATGACCTTGACTACATAAAAGAATGTATGGATTCAGTCAAAGAGGAAGTTGAAGAGGATATCATATACAAACAATATCTAACTAAAAGTGGTGGAAATAAAGCATTAGGACAATTGCCTGCTGAAGAATACAAAGACATACCACTAACTGCAGCAGTCAAAACATTAAGCCTTGATTTCATACAAAAATCCAATGGTATCTATAAAAATGGAGACATGGAAATGACTATTAGAGATATAGAAGAACCAAAGACAAAAGATAAAATACTCTACAATAACAATCTCTATGAAGTCAAAGAATACAGTCCAATCCACTTAATAGAAACCATTAGTTGTAAGGTAAGGTGTAAAAAAATTGACTAAACTATTTGATATTACCATTAATGGATTCGAAGATATTATCAAAAAATTTGAGGAAACTGACAAGCTCCTAGTTGATAATATCAACAAAGCAACTAAAAACACTGTGCTATATGGTGAAGCTAAGATAAAAGAAGATACACCTGTACAATCGGGACACTTAAGACAAAGTATTAATGGAGAAGCAAAGTTCTTTCAAGGTTCTATCGGTACACCTGTAAAATATGCACCACCAGTAGAATATGGACACCGTGTAACAGGTTTATCAAGAAATCGTATAGCAAGAGCCAAACAGCTGCGTTATCTCTTTGCTACAGGTGTTCTTAAAGTTGAACGAGGAAAAGTATTACCAGGAGAACTACATAAAAGGATTAGTACCAGAGGCGGTACGGATACAAGAACCAAAGTAAAAGGCAGGGGAATGTTTAGAAAAAATATTCCTAAAATCAATAGATACTTCAATGAGCAGATAGACAAAGCAGTAACAAAAGCTACTGAAGGTACAAAACTCAACTTTACTTATAAGAGATTCGACAGCAAATTGAAAACTAATCCAAACACCATGAAAAAACAGCTAAGAAGAGAAAACGCAGCTAGATATAAAAGAGCAAGAGTATCAACAAGGAAGTGATAAAATGCAGAACATGATAGGAAGTATGAACACTTTCTTTATTGAAAACAAAGAAACATTAGGGTTAACCGAGAATCAAATATATTTTACTGATACAGACCATGACAAAGTGAAGTATCCATCAATTTCAATATATCCTCTTCAGACTAATGGAGAGGATAAAGAAATAAGCGGTGGAAAAGAAAAATATAACACCATAATACAAATAGATATCTATGCCAAAGATGATACAGAAAAAAATCTTACAGCAGAAATTGTTGCCATGAACATTAGAGACAAAATAGAAAAACTACTAAAAAATAGAACCATTGAAAGAATAGACAGACTAACAGAACCACCTATCAAAAAAGGATATATAAGCTTTTCTTACCAAGATGAAGAATCCTTCAGTATGGGAGAAAACAATAATATAAGAATTATATCCATGACTTATAACCTCTCATGGTGGAAACCAAAAGAAACAGATTAATAAATTAAATAAAACGAAGGAGATGATATCGTGGCAGTTAAGAATATAAACAAAGAAAAGTCAGAGTTGATTGTTATAGCTACAGCTGAACTCTATGGAGCTGTAGAAGACCAAGACAGCTTCAAATATGATTCCAATACAAGTAACACAAAAATACCAGGGGGAATTGGATACTCTGGAACTAAGTATGTAACTACCAAGTATGAAGGCGTTGACGGTACAATCGACTGTACTGGAGCAAAAGACGGAAAAGAAACCTTACTTGCCTACGCCCAGCATGTGAACTTAGATAACTATGTAGGCTTCCATCTATCAAATGCCAAAGAGTTGTATTTTGTAGCAAGGGGTGTGGATGATAACGACAACCTCGTTACCAGTTATTTTATAGAGAGAGCCATTATTACCAGTGAACCTGTCCAGCTAGAAGAAGGAAATATCAGTTTTGCATTCTCAGCACCACAAGCAATGGAATTCAGCAAGGATATAAAAATAGATGCCTTTGAAGGTGCATCCACACCAAAAACAACCCTAACATTAACAAATACAGCAATAGCTGACCCAGCAGGAAGAAATATAATGCTGGTACTAAAAGATACTCCATCCAAAAAAGGAGTTAACCTAAAGTTAGGAAAAGACTATACAGCATCAACCACAGAAATAACACTAACAGAAGGATTAGCAACTGGTGAAAAAGTATTAGCAGTTTACTTATCTAATTAGAATAGATCTATAAACAACCTTATTAACAAGTTTAACAAGAATTTAAAAGCTTGTTAATAAGGTTTTACTATGAATAGAAAAGGAGCGGTACAATGATAACCTATGAATATCCAATCGTATACGATAGAGGAGATATCTATTGGGAAGAGAAGTTAGCCATACTGGATAAGACAACAGACATAACCATTGAAGAAAAACTAAGTGACGGTAAAAAAACTCTAAAATTCAAAATGTCTCTAAGAGATGTAAAATCTAGATACATTGTAGATGATGCAAGAATCCTTTTCGGAGGAAATGCCTATATCGTAAGAAATGTGACCAAAGACAGAACAGTGGCAGATGAACTAGTTTTATCTGTAGAATGTTACGGTAACGAAATAGAATTAAGAGATCATATGAATGAAGTTCTTGATATAGATACAGAAACAGCAGAGCAAGCATTAACCAAAGTATTAGAGGGTAATCCCCTTGGCTGGCAGGCTGGTACTGTAGATATAGATACAAAATATAGAAGTTACAAAGCTGATTTTACCAATGCCCTTCTAAATCTTGTTACCATGCATACCCTATGGGGCGGTTACTTAGAATTTGACACCAAAAACCGCTTGGTACACTGGAAAAAATCAAGAGGGAGAAACGAAGGATTCCGTATCCAGTACGGAAAAAACATTGAAAGCATAAAACGAACTGAAGACTATAGAGATATGGTTACAAAACTATATTCTTTTGGTTACAATAGTTTAAGTGTATTTGATTATAATGGGTATGATAAATTTTACTTAGAAAACTATTCATATTACACCGAACAAGGCTATTCCCTTGAAGAAGCAAGAAAGAAATTCACTAAGATATCTTATATGAAAGATGATAATTATGTAGAACAAAAAGCATTATGGGACGACTTTTCTAAGCAACTTGAAAAGACATGCAGACCACAAATAGGATATCAGATAAAATTCCTTGATAGAAGTTGTTTTGAAGAATTTGCCCATGAAGGACAGCCACAACTTGGTGATACAGTAAAAGTAATTGACCCAGAGCTTGGAGTATCAGAGCAACAGATAACTAAGATGAAAATATATCCCCATGAAATATGGAGAACAGTTATCAATCTAGGTAACTTCATAGATGCTTATGATTCCATAGTAAGCGATACCAGTGCTGGAAGGAAAAGCTATAACAACTTAAAAAGAAAGAGTAGCTTTTGGAATACTGCTGTAGAAGACACTAAGCAAAATAAAAGTGAGATCATCCAGAATGAAAAAGAGATAATTCTTCGAGTAAGAAAAGACAATGTTATAAGTAGTATTAATCAAACGGCAGAAAGTATAAGGATAAGAGCACAGAAAGTTGATTTAGAAGGTTATGCCACTTTTAGAAGTTTGGAAGAAGAAGGGGAAACCGTAATAAATGGAAAGAACATAACTACTGGAGAGATTAATGCTGTAGATGTCAGAGGGGTAAATATATATGGATCTAAGTTCTATGATGTAAATGGAGACGCATATCTGGAAGTATCACCACATGGTCTTTTTGATGATATGAATTTTATTAATAAAAACAATAAAAAAGTGTTTGGTGTATTTGATGATGGAACAGGAACAATATATTTATCTTCATATGATGTATCTTTCTTAAAGGCTAATGGAAATAGAATGGATATGAAGAATAGCTGGTATTACTATGGTAATGAAGTAATAAGTATCTTATCTGAAGGGAAAGGAATTAATTTAAATCGACAAAGTAATGCTTATGTTGTATCTGTTGATTGTGGGGAAGTAACTAAAAATTGTGTAAAGGATAATCAAAATCAAGGTATAAAACTTCAAGTATATAATGGAGAGTTAGAGTTTTGGAATGGAACAAAATGGAAAAAGTTAATTAGTCAGGCATAGTAATAGAGGGGATATCCCCTCTATTGTACTAATGGTAAAATATGTTCTAGATAATAGGTGTATTCAATGAATTCTGTGTTTTTATGAGGTACATTTGTTAATAATAATTTATTCGTCTTATAATTAATAAATCCCATAACTTTGGTTTCTTGATTATAAGTAACATCAATATTTTTAGGGGTTAATACTTCTCTAACTGATCTTAATGAGATATATTTTACTCCTTCATAATATATATAGATAATACCATCTTCCTTAAATTCAGAGCATCTAATAAAACGATCGATATATTTTGAATAATAATCATATAGGATAAAGTCTTCATTCATACAAGGTATATTATCTAATAGCACTTTAGATGTTTCAAGATGTTTTAAACTCATAATTCCACTATCTTTGTTATAAAAAATATCAAGGTATTTAGGAAAGAAAGGCTTAACAGATTTTAATGAAATATATTTAATATTATCATAATCCCTATATACAATACCTTCTTTTGTGTATTCAGTATAATCAATAGAATTGTCATTAGCATTTTTAATAGTTGGATATTGAGCTTTAACAGCCTCCGCCTCAACCTGCTTACTTAATAAACTATCATCAACACTTGCAGTAACTGTAGTAATCTCAACCCTTTTTAACTCATTGTTCCAATCCACTTTAGCACCTAATAAGTCACCCATTGCTTTTAGTGGAACATAAGTATTACCTTCCCATACTAATGGTGGAAGCTTGTCACTTTCGTAAGTTTCACCATTCAGCGTGATAGGATAGCTGGCTTCTTGCAATATATACTCTTTGATAGCTGCTTTTACATTATTGAAATTCATTAATAAAAAACATACTAGAAAGCCTAGTATAAAAGGCTTAAGATTTTTAATACTTTTTTTCATAAGACACCTCCGTATTTAATTGAGTACCAATTAACATAATCATATCATAATGATGTGAAAATTCAAGGGAAAGGAAGAGAAATTATGTCAAAATTAAAAGAAGATATTATCAAGGAACGTTTTGAACAAGTAAAAACAGGGAGGTATTTCCCTAATATCAAGTCAGTGGATGGACTTGTTTTTATCAAGCTATCAGGGCATGAGAAAAGTCAAGCAAGTAGAATCTATTCCAAGGAGCTTATGAAGCTTCATAAAGAGGGTGGGTTATATAGTGAAGCTCTTCTTGAATCTGTACTCAAGAATCTTTGTGAAGAACAAGGTATTGATTATACAGCTGTCATAAGTGCTAGAAAATTGTATGAACGAGCTTTCAAGAGAATGCCTGTAGAACTTAGAGACATTAAGAAGCTTACGCAAGATGAAATAGTGAAACTATCCAAAGAGGAACAAAAAAAGGTTCTGGGAGATATCAAGAAGAAAACAGAAAAAGCTTCCAAGTATTTTGAACAGTGTTTTTCTGATGAAGAAAAGGTAATTGTTGAAGAAGCAAAACGAGTTGAACAATTAGAAAGTGAGTTAAGACTTAATACTTATGAACACTATGCTAAGAAAGCACAGATCCGTTTTGAACTATTCCTAAGTGCCAGATTAGAGGAAAATATCGAAAGTAAATATTTCAAAGAGGAATCAGAGATTGAAGAATTAGATCAGCTTATTCAAAAAAATCTTTATGAAAAATTTATTTCCTTCAGGAATGGAGCAAGTGACAATTTTTTATCCAAATAGTACTTTATAGCAGAGAATGGCAGTCTCTATATAGAGTACAGAAACTTAATGTTTTCGGTAATAATGTTCTTGATTATACAAAAGACCAGTTAAGACTTATAGAACTTCAAAGGGAATATCAAACAGCTTTTCGGGTTATAGCAAGAAAAGAGGATAAACCACCAAAGACAGAGGTATTAGAAGATTATATGTCCTTTTGCTTATGGCGTAAGGATTATTATAAAAATATGGATAAGAAGAATGTAAAACAACACGGTTGGTAATCGTGTTATTTTTATGCTCAATTATGGGGCAGGTGATGAATATTGGCAACAAAAAATGAAATAGAAGTGCTGATAAAAGCCTATAACAAGTTTTCTGATACATTCCAGAAGTTCAGAAGCGAATTTGACAAGACACAACAGGCAGAGAAAAAGTTCAGTGATACAACCGATAAAGCTAATAATGAAGTAAATGAATTATTAGATGTTATGGGTAATGTAGCCGTTCTTAGAGGATTCCAAAAAGCTGTAGGGGACATTATTAATACTGGTAAGGATTTAGAGTTAACATTTAAGCAGGTCAATGCAGTATCAGGAGATTTTTCAGATACCATAAAAAATATGGCTATGAAAGATACTGATAGTTTCTACGCACCTTCCAAGATGGCAGAGGGTTACTATGAGCTTGCTAGTGCAGGTATTGAAACAAAAGACATGATAGAAGCTATTAACCCAGCACTTGACTTTGCTGCATCTACAACCATTAATGCAACTACAGCTATTAATGCTGGTATTGCAACAGTTAAAGCATTTAATCTTGACTTTGAACAATCAGAAACGGTCTTTGATGCTTTTACTGAAGCGGTTAGCAGTTCCAGTCTTAAGGGTAATGATTTTATTAAGATAATGCAAAACGCTGGCTCAGTCTCCAAACTAGCAAATCAGGATTTTAGACAATTGGTAGCCATTATGGAAGCCATGAAAAATGCTGGTGTAGATGCAGGTGATGGAGCAACTTCGGTTAAATCTGCTTTACTGGCTCTTATTAATCCTAGTAAAGAAGCTAAGGGCATTATGAAAGAGTTAGGTATTGAAGTATACGACAGCAGCGGCAACATGAAGCAATGGGCAGATATTGTTGAATCATTTGAACAGGGACTAATGGGTCTTACAGAAGAAAATAAAAACATGGCTCTTGCTACTGTTTTTGGTTCTGATGGTATCAGAGCAATAGCGACAAGTCTTAATGCTGGTTCAGATGCATTGCAGTTATATGTAGAAAATATGGAACAAGCAGACGGTAAGACACAAGAAACAGCGTCATTTATGCAAGATACTTTTAGCGGTGCACTTGATAAAGTAAATGGCAATTTTGAAAGAGTAAAAGCTGGTATTTATGACGATTTACAGCCTGCACTTAAGACTATGATAGGATTACTTAATGATGCCATTACATGGTTCTTGGAACTTGATGATACTGTAAGAACAACTATTGAATTTCTCATAGGAACAGTTGGTCTAGTTGTAGCGGTAACGTCAGTAATATCTGTAATTAAAAAACTAGTAACCGCTATGGGATTAATAAGTAGTGTTTCAAGTCCCATAGGCTTAGCTGTGACAGCTATTTCTGCTGTAGTATCAGGAGTTGTTTTGTTTTCTTCAGCTATTGGTAATGCAAAAGTAAATAGTGATGAATTTACCCAGTCTGTTAGAAATAAGATTGATGCATTAGATGGTGAAGTTTCTAAGACGGATGAACTCATATCAAAATATGAGACCTTGAATAATAAGACAGATAAAACAAAAGAAGAAAAAGAACAGTTAAGAGACATTGAAAAAGAATTGGCGAAGTTGTACCCAGAAAGTGCAGATGGTATTGATAAGCAGAATGAAAAATATACCACACAGATAGATCTACTAAAGGATCTTAACGAAGAGAAAAAGAAACAGCTAAATGAGGAACTTGATTTACTTATCGCAAAAGGCAAGCTGAATGTCCGTAATTTACAGGACGAAATAAAAGGTATTCAGGATACTACTAAAAGTATTAGTGAAAAAAGGGACAGTTACGCTAAGTTTTATCAGGATAACATTGACCTCTACAACGAACTTATAATCCTTCGTGATAAGGCACTTGAAACAGGTGATTATGAAGAGTTTGACAAAAAGCTGAATGAATCCATTAAAACAATTCGTGAGAACTATGGTAAAGATTTTAGCGGTACAGGACTAACAGGAATTGCTTTTGAGATACAAGATGCATATGAAGATTGGGCTAAACTAAATGATAAGTTAGTCGGTAGTGATGAAGAGATAGCGGAGAAAAGAGCAGATATTGAGAATTATGGAAATGCCATAATTCAACGAGCCATTGCCAATAATCAAGCCTTAGATAATAGTAAAACCATCAATAAGCTACATGGGTATATCAAAGAGCTGCAAGATGGAGTTATAACTTTAGAAGAATTACAAAGAAGGATTGATTTTCTCAATAACCATGTAATGCCCTATGAATACTATGGAAAAAGTTCCGATACTGGTGAGAAAGAAGAACCAGAAAAGAAACCTAAGAAAATTATAGGCAGTTCTTCAGGTGGTAGTAAAAAAACAGCTATTGAACGATACATAGAAACTCTAAACAAGTATGAAAAGAATCTTAGTAGAAGTCTAAATAAGATAAACAGAGAAATAGACTTCTTCAATACCAAAGAGGAATATTTCAAAAAGGTATTTGAAGATACTGGTTCACTGGAAGCCTATAATGGATATCTTCAGGTAACAGTTTCCAAACTAGAAGCTCTAAGGCAGAAACAAGAAGCATTAAAAAGTACCAATGATTCTCTAAAAAATAAAAGAGATGAATTAAATAGTAAGATTGACAGCAGTATAAAAAAATATGGAGCTAACTCTGATGAAGTAGAAAGCCTGAAAAGTAAACTTGATAATCTTGAGAAGACCATAGCAAGTAATAGTACAGAATGGTTCAATCTAGGGAGTGAGATTACAAGCACTAATGAAGCTATGAACAACCTGCAGATAGATACTTACATAGAGAAGTTAAATCAGTTAACAAGCAGTTTAAGTGAATCTACTATACTAGTGGATTCCAAGTTACAGTTTTTAACCTCTAAGGCTTCATACTTCAAAAGTAACCTAGACCTAGACCCTAAGAATCATACTGTTTATTTTGATACCCTTATCAAAAAAATTGAGGAATATAAAAACAAACAGGATACACTCCATATAACCAATACTTCCCTGAGAAATGAAAGAACTGCATTAAATAAACAGATAGAAGATGCTTCAAAGAAATATGGGAAAGAGTCTACACAAGTTAAAAAGCTTCGTAGTGAACTGGATAAACTTGAAAGTACCATCAATGATAACAGCAGTGAATGGTGGGACATTCAAGAAGCTATTAAAGAAACCAGTAAAAGCATGGAAGAGGCTCGTGAAAGTATTAAAAAAGGTATTGGTGATACTGAAAGCAAACTATTAGACAGCTTTAGTCAGACAGCCAAGGATCAAATGGATAAACAGTTCTCTGTAATAGATAGTCGCATAAGTGCTTATCAAAAACAAATACAAGACCTTGACCGACAATATGCCAAAGAAGATTTTGAAAAGGATGAAACTCAGCGTAATGATAAACTTACCCAGTTAAACAAAGAGTACCAAAAACTGTTACTAAATGACAGCCAATGGGGAGCGAAACAACGTAATCTTATAGCTGAAGAAATAGCCAAGATTGAAGCAGAACAACAGGAAGCCTTGACTGAGTATAAAAGAAACGAGGAACAACAAAGACTTGAAGATGAGATTACTTCTCTTGAAAATGAAAAGAAAGAGATACAAACCCATTATGAGACTTTACTCACCAATGTACAAAATATTTTTGTTGAAAAGACTGCCAGTATACCCACTCTTTTACAACAATATGAAGATAGTTATAAAAAGGCTGGAGAAAAATTAGGGGATTCTTTTGTAGAAGGTATTAATGAAAAGCTGAAGAGTGCAAGAGAAGCTTTCAGTGAACTTAATAATCTTGGCGGTAATAATGATAAAGGGGCAGTTGGTAAGGGTGTTGGTAGTTCCAATGTGGATAAGAGTAAACACTACAATGCACCACTAGTTAACATTGATAAACTTATTACAACCAAAGATGGCAATGAGGAAGTAGCAGTATTAAAAGATGTATTGCACGGTGAGACATATGGTACACAAGATAAGTAGGTGGTGGTTAAGTGATATTTAAAAATTTTCTCATGGAATATGGCTTTACATGGAATGGGAAGGATAGCAAGGATTTTAATATTATCATGTCTAAGAGAGATATGCCGATCCTTCCACAGAGGAGACTTATAGAAAAAGAAATACCAGGTATTAATGGAACTGTTTTCTATGATACAGGATTACATAAGAACATTGTCATTAAAGTAGAATGCTATCTTAAAACAAAGGGTATTGAATGGCTGCAGCTTAGAAAGTGGGATATTAAAAACTGGTTGGATACTGGTGAAGGTAAACTATCCTTTGAAGATGAAGGAGACAAATATTATATAGCTAGGATTACCAATGCTACAGTAATTGAACAACTTCTAAACTTCGGTAGATTTACCCTTACTTTTAGTTGTAAGCCTTATGCCTTGTCCTTACATAAATCTACAGATGAATTAAAATACACTGACCCATTCGCTTATTATAATAAGGGTTACAAATATGATATGAGTCCTTCTAAGTGGACAGTGAATACTAATATTACCAAGACAGTGTATAACTGGGGTAAGCAAAAGGTAAGTCCCGTAATTAAGGTTGTCGGATCATGTGTAGCTATTGCTTTTGAATGTAATGGTATAAAGGTAGCATATAATGGAGCATTAACTAATGAGACGTTACTAATAGATTGTAGAAATTATACAGCCATTAAGGGCAAAGACAATGTATTAAAGCATTTAGTGATAACACCAAATGAATGGGATACTATGGAGCTTATTGAAGGTGATAATGACTTTAGTATTACAGGAACAGCTCTTAATGTTCAGGTTGAAGTGATTTATTCTGGTAAGTATTAAGTTATAGGAAAGGAGCTGATAATATGGCACATCTAATAGACCTTGGTGTGGTAGCCAATGAACAATGGTTAAGTGCATTAATGGATAACTTGGCAAGGCTGAATGAAGATATTCAAACAACATCTACCTTGCGTTATAGAGGTGATTATGACACTAATTTAGAATATGAAAAGAACAATACAATTACTTATAACGGTACTTTTTGTATAGCCAGAAAGAAAACACAAGGTAATACTCCCCCTGATTTCCCAGAAGTATCTAATGAGTTTTGGGCAGTAATAGCTAGTAGAGGTTACAGCCTAGAATATAACTGGCAGGGTACTAGCTTAGGAGTTAAGAGAGAAGACCAAACAGAATATATCTATGTTGACCTAAAAGGTGAGAAGGGAGACAAAGGCTATAAAGGAGACAAAGGGGACATAGGTATTGGACTAGAATATAACTGGCAGGATACTAGCCTTGGTGTAAAAAGAGCAGATCAGTCAGAATACACCTATAGTAATCTAAAAGGTGAAAAAGGAGACAAGGGAGATAAAGGAGATAAGGGAGACCAAGGAGTATGTAATTATACATATATAGCCTATGCTTCCGACAGCTCTGGTAGTAATTTCTCTCTAAACCCTAGCGATTCTTTAAAATACCGTGCTGAAATCCATGTGACTCAACCTCTTGACCCACCAACAGCTAATGATTTTAGTGGAGCTGTATGGGTAAAATATCTTGGAAATGATGGAAGTGGTAGTGTAGTAAGTGTTAATAGTAAATCACCTGATGCAGGTGGTAATGTAACACTTAATGCAGAGGATATAAGTAATGGAAGTAAGAATGTTAAAGAAGAATTGGAGGGCAGAGTTAGTAAAGTTGATGGAAAAGGATTAAGTACTGAAGATTATACTTCAGATGAAAAAAGTAAGTTATCTAGTATTCAGGAAGGTGCAGAAGTTAATAGATCTATAAGTGATAGGACTGATTTGGATAGCTCAAGTACTGTGGCAAGTTCTAAGGCAGTGAAACAAGTTAGTACAACATTGGCTGATATTGCGAACTATAAAAGTGATTCAGATACTTATCAAATACCTACAATAGTAGGAACTCAAATTCAACTACAAAGACAATCTGATACAAAAAGGTTGTTCTTTAAACTTAATAGTGATCTAAGTGGTGGTGACATAACAATATCACTAGATAGTGGAACTACAGAAAAGATTTTAAAAGACATAGAAAATGTCAATGTCATAGAATTAAGCAAAGGTTTTGTTGAGGTGGTAGAAGAAACAGATTTTTTTACTTATGCTCCTAAAGGTGGGGGCATAAAGATTGAGGATGCAGTAGAAAGGTTAGCCATTGTTAAAAGCGATACATCTATAAAAAGTGGTGATTTAGTAAAAGTTTTGGGTGATACTGTATCTCCAGCCATATCAATGATTGATAAAGTGGGTCAATACGGCTTGGCTGATAGTAGTAAACGATGTAATATAATTAAGATAAATGAAAATTATTTTTTGTTATCTGATTATAACACTATATCTATAGTTAAAATTGATGATAATGGATTTTTTACAAAAGAAACTACAATTGCAACAAGCACTAATAGTTGTTTGTGTGGTGCATGTATATCAGAAAATAGAGCAATAGTCTCTTATGGAAGGGAAGGTGCTTTAATAACATTTGATTTAGCAACAAATACCATAATTAACCATTATAAATTTTCTTTTGATTATTCATATCAACAGATGAAAACTAGTAATTTTGTAATTGTAGACGAAAATCATGTTATATTAGTGGGGCATAATGACTATTTTGATAATAAAACAAATCAATATGCAATGTTAACTATTACTAGTCCAACTTCGGTTACGGTAGGTAGTTATGTTCCAGTAAGTGGTAATAGATTAGGAAATGGAGCGAATTGTTCTACATATAAACAGTTAGACGAGACACATTTTTTAAGCACAGCAACCTACAATTATACATATAGTTGGATTTTTACGGTAATAGAAGGCTCTATCACCAACATGGTTAAAGTAAATATTGAAGAAAGTAAGTATTCAAAACCATTTTTTAAATTACTAGATTCTCATACATTATTAGTGGTAAATATAGATAGTACTTCTACTGTGAGTGTATATAAATTTAATAATGATTATACAATAGCGACATTGTGTGGTAACAGTGTTTCTTTAACAGGATACCCAAGGCATGTTGTGGAATTAAAAAATGGGAATTTAAGAATGTTAGCTGAATATTTTAAATCTGATAGATACGATATCATAGACTATGATATCGTAACTACAGAGGAACAAGTTGTTGTTAAGATTAATCAAAGGTTCGCAGATAATTTGGGTGATGTGCGATTATCTACATCATCCAACGTAATAAAGGTATGTACAGATGAAATATATTGTTGTTGTTCAGAACCAACAGAATATAATACACATAATATCAAGCGATTAAAGGCTTGTAAAAATACTAATGGAGTTGCAATGCAAAATGGAATTGACGGAAATATAATTAAAATCCAACAATGGTAGAAAGAGGTAATTTATGATATTAGTTGATAAAGAAAATATTGTTATAAGTTTAGAGAAAATAGAAGAAGTAGCTGATGGATTTATTGATGTTGTTAATCACATTTTATATCCTAAGTATTTAGACGCTATATGGTATAAGAATGTAACTGCACCAGAATATGTAAAGCCATATAAATATAAATATGTAGACGGTAATTTTATAGTCAATGAAAACTATCAAGAACCATTTGATCTTGAGAAAACGGTAATGGAACAAGAAAAAATAATTGACAAATTATTAGTCGATTCATTAATGGGGGTATAATATATGTTTGAACGATTAACTTTTCTATATAAACAAGGTTTAATTAACGAAACTGGATTAGCTAAAGCTGTAGATAAAAGATGGATTACAGAAGAACAAAAGAAGATGATTTTAGGTGAAGTTAGTGCGTCATAGGATACTGATTTGCACAATAAAACCTCATGAAATCAAGGGTTTGCGTTGAAAAAAGAACAAATGTTTGGTATAATATAAGTAACAAAATAAGAACAAAATAAGAACGGACATAACAAGAGGGAGCCTTTGCTCCGCTAAAAGTTCAGACTCCCTCAATCGGTCCCTAAGGACAAGTTTATTATACCATAATACCTTCCTTGGGGCAATGTCCTCAAAGGAGGTATTTTTGTTTTGAATTCTCAAAAACTGAATAATGAGGTAGTAATTCGTATTGTAGATCAAATACTTAAAATTGAGCCACTAGTAAATACTGTCATTCTGAAAGATGCTATTGAGGTAGTGTTAAATGATTATGAATTAGCATCGAAAAAGTATGAAGTCACTACAACTGATATTCCGGATATGATCTATTATTTTCTAGCTACCAAAAAGCTTGAAGGTCTCAGCATGAAAACGCTTAAGAATTACAAGTATATATTGGACTTGTTTGCTCAATCACATTATAGAATAATATCAAGTATAACTGAAATAGATATTAAAATGTATTTGGCTACTCTAATGGATGGAAAAGCATCCAGTACTTACGAAACGTATATAGCATGTTTGAAAACATTTTTTTCATGGCTATATGACCAGGAATATATACATAAAAATCCTATGAAAAATATTAAATATCCTAAACGAGATAAGAACTTACGAAATCCATTAAAGCTTGAAGAAATAGAGGTATTAAGAGATGCTTGCTTAACCCTAAGAGAAAGAGCTATATTTGAGTTTTTACTTGCTACAGGGTGCAGAGTTGATGAAGTTGTAGGATTGAAGATAAGTGACATTGATTGGTCTAGACTACAGCTTAAGGTTGTAGGTAAAGGACGAAAAGAAAGAATATGCTATTTTACAGATAAGGCTAAGTACCACCTTCAAAAATACTTATTGAGTAGAATTGATCAAATTGATTATCTATTTATAAGTACGAGAAAACCTTACAGTTATCTTAAAATTAGGGCTATTGAAAAAGAAATAACAACTATAGGAGAAAGAGTTAATATAAAGGTTTTTCCACATCTTCTTAGGCATACTTTTGCAACAGTGTTATTACAAAGTGGTGCCAAGCTTGAAGTGGTCCAAGAGTTATTGGGACACGAAAGTCCTAAAACTACACAGGTATATGCAAAACTTAATACTAATATTATACATAATCAATATAAACTTCATATGATAGCTTAATAAAAAGTCGGTTAAACCCGGCTTTTATTATATAAAAAATAAGAAAAGGAATGATGAATATGAATGAAAAAGCAGTAGTAAATGGAGGCAGAGGTTTTTTTGCAATGTGTGGAGCAATATTTTCTTTTATTGCTAACTCTGTTACAGAATTAGTAATAGTATTAGCTATTTTAATGGTTGTTGATTATGCAACAGGAGTATTAGCTAGTTATATAGAACAACAAATAGACTCGAGTAAATCTCTTGGTAAGATAAACTTTAAAAGAGGCTTTACTGGTGTTTGTAAAAAAATAGGATATCTTATACTTGTGGGATTGGCTATACTTTTAGATTATATTATCTATTATATGGGAAATACAGCTGCAGGAATACAACTAGGATTTAAAGGTATAATTTGACAGGAGTGGGACAGCATGGTTAACATCAAGAAGATAATGCAGAACTTAAAGAAGAAAAAGCAGAAAGATAAATTGTTAGATGATGCACTAAGAAACACGCTTAAAAAATATGAAAATATACCTAGTGCAGATGATGAAGAGACTAAGCAAAGAATATGGAATAATATCAAAGATAGGTAA